GCTAGCGGAATGACTTTCGAACTACCTCGAATCAACACCGCTCCAACTGTTGCACTAACAGCTGAAGAAGCTGCACCATCAGAGACAGACCAAGCAACAGCTTTCATCTCTGTTGATGTTAAGAAGTTCGCTGGCCAACAGACTGTATCTGTCGAACTAATCGACCGCAGCTCACCAGCGTTCTTTACTGAACTCGTCCGTCAGATGGAATTCGCATACGCAAAGGCAACTGACGCTTATGCTGTAACTCGCGCATCTGCAACTGCAACTGCTTCAACCGCTAAGGCTGGCGCAACTGCAGCTAACTACCTTGCGTTCTTTGCTAATGCTGCTAAGAACGTTTACACCGGTTCACTCGGCTTTGCTCGCAATGTCGTTGTGTCTCCAGATGTATGGGCTGAAATTATGGGCTTGAACGACAATGGTCGTCCAATCTACATCGCTTCCAACCCATCAAACGCAGGTGGCGCACTTTCACCTCAATCAGTTCGCGGAAACGTTGCAGGTCTTGACCTCTACGTATCTCGCTCCTTGTCCGGAACTGGCGATGGATCTATCTACGTAATCAATCCAGACGCTCTAACGTTCTACGAGTCACCTCGTCTAACACTCCAGACAAACGTAATCGCCTCAGGCCAAATCTCCGTAATGTATTACGGATATGCAGCAGTAGCTCCTAAGCTACCTGGTGGATACACCTCGAACGACAACGCTTAATTAAAGTAGTGACGGCCAGTCCGCTCCCGAGCTGGCCATCACCTAAAGAATGAGAGGAACGAGATGCCAACAATAGTCACAGCTTCAGAGTTGAGGGCTGTTCTTGGCGTCTCGTCTTCCTTATACTCGGACGCATATTTAGACGACATCATTAATGCCAGCGAAAATATTATTTTGCCAATGCTTGTTACTTACTCGACAAGAATTGAAAAAGTTAAATTAACTGATAACGTCGCTTATTATTACACTTCAACCATTCACGAATTTAGCGAGGGGCAATCTGTCATTGTCACAGGTTGCGGATCTCCATTTAACGCAACAGTCACAGTAACTAATGATTTAATTGAGCCTTATGTGTTCACAGCCGCAATCACTAACGCAGATATTCTTGAGAAAAATATTATCCCAGCCGGAACTGCGACGCTCTCTGGCGCATCTACCTATGTGGGGAATCCAAACGTCGAAAATGCAGTTATTGTCACCTCAACCGAAATTTTCCAATCCAGAACCGCAGCAGGCGGACAAATCGAGGGAGTAGACTTTGCCGTTACACCTTTCCGGTTAGGTCGCTCCCTCTTTAATCGTATCTCCGGAATCCTTGGGCCTTATTTAGATGTTGAAACAATGGTGGGCTAATGCCAGCCAGCACAATTTCAGAAGACGTTAGAGGCGCAATAAAGACAGCTCTAGCAGCTGTTAGCGCTAACGTTTACGACCACGTTCCCGAATCACCTCAAGTTCCAGCAGTTATGATAGTTCCATCATCTCCATATATGGAATTGGAACTTATCGGTAAATCTTCTATTCGCGTTAAACTTAATTACACAGTTACAGCGGCAGTTGCGTATTTATCAAATCCAGCTTCGCTTGATAATTTAGAAAAACTAACTATTAGTATTCTTAGCGCTCTTGGAGCGTCTAAGTATGAGTTATCGACAGTCTCGCAGCCGTCGGTTACTCAAGTCGGATCAGTGAACCTACTTGTGTCCGATATAAGCTTGAGCGTCCGCTACGAGCAAACAAACTAGGAGAACAAATGGCAACGACAGTTATTACAGGTCGCGATGTCACCTTTACGCTTGATTCGGCTTCCTACGATGCTCAAGCGACATCAGCAACCCTTTCAGCAGAAACGATTATTGAAACTTATCAGACTTTGGATGGCAGAGCCTATAAGTCTATTGATCGTCAATGGAGCTTTACAATCGAACTTTTACAGGACTGGGGCGCAGCTTCTTCCTTGTTCGAGGCAATGTGGGCTGATGCAGAATCAGCACCTAACACAACACTCGCCGTTTCATTCACAGCAGTAACCGGTGCAGTATTTACTTTCAACGTTCTTCCAATTTTCCCAAGTGCTGGTGGAGCTGCTCCGGGAGCGCTAACAGATACTTGGACTTTGACAGTCGTTGGACAACCTTCAGAGTCATTTAGCTAATAGATCGGGGAATCGGGAGCTATGAAATTACAAATCACAATTAAATATAACGCCGGCGATGAAGCGACTTACGTTGCTCAACCGCCGGAATGGGCTAAATGGGAAAAGGCTACTACAAAGACAATTACTCAGGATGCTGAGAAATTGGGAATGTGGGATCTTTTATTCTTGGCGTATAACGCTATGAAAAGAGAAGCAGCTGGAAAGCCGGTGAAACCTTTTGATGTCTGGATAGATACTGTTTCAGATATTCAGGTGGGAGATTCCGACCCAAAAGCCATAAGCCCGGAAGCCTAAATCGGCTTTTAGTAGAGCTGGCAATAGCGACCGGGATTCCAGTTAAATACTGGGATGACGCGGAAGACATATTAACGGCCTTGGAGATATTGGAGAAGCGGAGTGGCAGATAACGCAGATTTCAGCGCTTTTAGTAAGCGCGAACTGGGTAAATTAGCCAAAACGTTTACTCTTATGGGAGATGACGCAATTGAAAAATCTAAAATTGTTGCGTTTGAGATTGCCAAAATGGCTGAAGAAGAAATTAGACAAGCTGGCTATTCGCGTAATGTTTCATCAAAATCTGTCAGACGAGTTGTTGAAGGTGTATCAATCTCCAAGACTTCTAAAACCGGACGTCTCTCCTATGGCTTTGCAGGTCAGCGCTTTTCGGGTGGTGGCACTACACAAAGACTCTGGGCAGGTCTTGAATTCGGATCTAATCGTTTTAAGCAATTTCCAGCTTACTCAGGTCGTTACCGAGGCGGATCTCGCGGATATTTTATTTTCCCAACCCTTCGCAAAATTCAGCCTCAATTGACCTTAAAATATATCTCTGCTATGAATAAAATCGTAAAGAAATGGGCTAACTGATGGCACAAGACTGGAGAACGTTAAAACTTGAAGTCTTAGCCGAAACCGGCCAATTCATTAAAGGAATGAATGACGCCAATAAGAAGACTGAATCCTTTGGCGATAAATTAAAAGACTTTGGTAAAAAGGCAGCTTTAGCGTTTGGCGCTGCTGCTGCCGCAGCTGGCGCTTATGCGACTAAGTTAGTAATTGATGGAGTTAAGGCAGCTGTCGAAGATGAAGCTGCACAAAGCCGATTAGCAAATGCCCTAAAAAATGTTACTGGCGCTACTAATCAACAAATAGCCGCAGTCGAAAAGCAAATAGGCGCATTATCTAGAAGTTTAGGCATAGCCGACAATGAAATTCGCCCAGCCTTTCAGCGTCTAGCAACTGCAACGGGTGATCTTGGTAAAGCCAATGAAAGTCTCGCTTTAGCTCTTGATATTAGCGCTGCAACGGGTAAATCAGTCGAACAAGTAGCAAATGCTTTAGGTAAGGCTTATGAAGGTAATACCGGCGCACTTGGACGTCTAGGCGTCGGCCTTTCAACTGCCGAAATTAAGGCTCTTGGCTTAGACGCGACAATGAACAAACTCAGCGAAACTTTTGCTGGTGCTGCTACTGAAAGAACTAAGACTTTCCAAGGTCAAATGGAAGTTCTTAAAGTGCGTTTTGATGAGGCTAAGGAAACTATTGGTTTTGCCTTCTTGCCTGTCATTACTCAAATGCTTGAGGTATTTAACGAGCGAGTTACGCCAGCGCTAGAAGGATTAGCCAATAATTTCGGTGGCGAAAATGGTTTATTAGTTCAGATAAAAAACACCGCCGCAGCTATTGCTGAGCCTTTTATTCCAATTGTTGAGGCTTTGCGCGAGGGTATTGAAAAGGTGTCAAAAGCGATAACTGACAATAAATCAAACTTTCAAGATTTATATGACTTCCTCGTAACGTTGTTTGAGTTCTTTAATCGTTATTTTGTGCCTATTCTTAAGAGCCAAGTAGTGGCTGGAATCCGAGGTATAGCAACCGCATTTAGTTTTGTTATTAATGTAGTTACTCCAATTATTGGCACTTTAACTGATTTAATAAACGGCCTAATTACAACAATTGACTTAGCCTTATCTAAGCTTCAAAGTCTTTCTGGAGCTGGGGGATTATTAGGTTTATTAACTAATCCTTTTGGAAGTTTGGGTCAAAATTTAGGCAGACTTGGAGGCAGAATAACCGGTAGCAGTTTTACAGATAGTTCAACTTCGCCTAATACAGCTCTAGGGTCTGGCGTTGTTATCAACGTAAACGCACCTTCAGCAATTGACGAAGTCGGCTTCACTAGATCCGTCATAAATGCCCTTAACAGCGTCGAAAGAACCACAGGTGGGGGCGCTAGCGCCTTCCAGTATGTATGACACTCTGGAATCCTGAGTATCGCGTAAAGGTAAACGGCTACACAGTAACCAGCGCAACCTTAGCCGGAATGACAATAACCTCTGGCCGAACTGACATATATGCCCAACCTCAGGCCGGCTATTGTAACCTCTCGCTTCTTGAGACAAACGAATCGTCCGTAACGTATGAAATCAATATGCCTCTTACAGTGGAGGTTAAAGACTCTAACGGCGATTTCGTTTATCTATTCGGCGGCTTTATTAGCGACCTTAACATCGAGGTAGCAACTTCAGGATCTACAGCGCTAAGTCAGCGAATCAATATCGTAGCCGTAGGCGCTTTGGCTCGATTGGCTAGAGCTATATTCGAAGGCAATATTGCAAGCGATATGGACGGCGACCAGATTTACGCAATCCTTAGCGGTGTCTTGTTTGATACTTGGGACGAAGTTCCAGCTGCTACAACTTGGAATGATTACGACCCGACTGTTACTTGGGCTAATGCGGAAAATAGTGGTTTAGGCACAATCGACCAACCGGGAGATTATGAGCTTGATTCGCAAAGCAACGTCTTAAATAACGTTTACGCAATCGTTAGTGGATTGGCTACTTCAGGCCTTGGCTATATTTACGAAGATGCTCAAGGTCGTATCGGTTACGCCGATAGCACTCACCGAGGCGAATATCTAGCCGCTAACGGATATGTAGACCTAGATGGCAACCACGCAACCGGTTCAGGGCTTAACATAGTCAAGCGAGCTGGCGACGTTCGCAACGCCATTACTATTACTTACGGCAGCGCTGGGAATCAATCAGTCACCGACACCGACCCTGCCTCTATTACTGATTACGGCCAATTAGCCGCTACAGTCTCAACGACGTTAAAAAATCAAGCTGACGCCGAAAGCCAAGCAGCGTTTTATTTAGCGCTTCGAGCATATCCTCAATACTTAATGAGTCGCATAACCTTTGAGGTAGGAAGCCCTGAGATTGATGACGCCGACCGAGACAGCCTCCTAAATGTATTTATGGGCTTACCTCTAAACATTCAGAATCTTCCGTCTAATATGGTTGGCGGAGAGTTCCAAGGATTCGTCGAAGGATGGACTTGGCGAGCTGGATACAACCGACTAACTCTTGACCTAAATGTCTCACCTATCTCTTATTCTCTTCAAGCTTTCCGATGGAATAACGTCCCAATCACCGAGACTTGGCAGACAATAGATCAAACTATGACTTGGTTAGACGCTACAATAATCGCTTAAAGGAGAATAATGGCTAGCACTACGAACTATGGGTGGACAACGCCCGATGACACCAGTCTCGTTAAGGATGGCGCTTCAGCCATTAGAACGCTTGGTTCGTCGATTGATACAACCACTAAAAATCTCAATCCTCAGACAACAACGGGAGCAATTGCTTACCGTTCTGCTACTGCAAATGTCAATACTTCTTTACCAATCGGCACAGCCGGACAGGTCTTAACTGTTAATTCAGGTGCTACCGCTCCCGAGTGGGCTACTCCAATAAGTGCATTTACTTTAATTACTTCAGTAAGTGCCTCAAATAGCGCAACTGTTCAATTTACTTCTATTCCAGCAACTTACAGAAATTTATTAGTTTATGTAAGAAATTTCAAGCCAGCGACGGATGCTGCGACTTTATTAGTCAGATATAATTCCGATTCGGGAGCAAACAGACATTCCGATCAAGGTATTGGAGCTAGCGCAACGACAGCACAAACTTTTAATGACACTTCAGTCCAAATAAGTTTGGGTAACGACAATTCGGTAGCAAATGGATTTATTCAATTTCAGATATTCGATTATGCCAATACATCAACTTGGAAATTCGGATTATCAAACGGAATTACTACGGACGAAACAACGACTACATCCTATAAATATCGTAATCGTTTTAGTGTCTATAATCAAACCGGGGCAATTTCATCATTAGAATTTTTAGCAAATTCTGGAAACATAACATCTGGCGATTTCCTATTATATGGGGTTAAATAATGAAGAAAAT